GCATGGAGGCCAGACGAAGGGACGCTTGGATAGTCGTAGATTGGTTGCTGCTTACACTGGCAGTGAGAGTGTATATAAAGCTAGGGATGTCGGTGATGACCTTGATGTGGTGGTGATGATAGCTGTTGATCACAGTGGCAGCATGGAGGGTGGCAGACTTGAGATGGCTCAGAAGGCAGTGATTGCACTGGCAGAGGCGTTGGAGCCGACACAAGTTAAGTTGGGTATTAAGGGCTTCAAGACGAAGGCAGTGCCTAGGGGTTGGAGGAAGGTGTGGGACTCATCTAGGTATTCAAGCATTAGTCCGATACTGATATTCGATTACAAAAAGTTTGAGCAGCCACTGCATCGGTGTCGAGAGGTTATCGGGGGGATGTTGAAGAGCTGCGATGTTATTGGTGGCTATCATAATATCGATGGCGCATCGATTAAAATGATTGGAGAGGAATTAATGAATCGGCCAGAGAAGAGGAAGGTGCTGATGGTTATGAGTGATGGGATGCCAGAGGATGGCGAGATGGTGACTCGGCAAATGTTCGAGGATTTAAAGCAGTCCGTATCCAGTCTTGAGAAAAGAGGTGTCGAGGTGTTTGGGGTGGGCATACAGACTGATGCGGTCAAGCAGTTCTATCGCTGGCATACCGTGGTTGAGGATACCGATGACTTAGAGAAAGAGTTGGTTGATCGAATGACAAACGTCCTCATAGGTGGGGCATGGAATGTTCGTAAAGCAAGCTAAGGTTGTGATAAGGGCTGAGTGGTTTAAGTTAGCACCCAAGGGTGCTGGCCTGACCATGAGGGATTGGTTGGCGATTGCGAGGATCGTTAAGCGCAAGAAAATTCGTAAGTGTGATTGGGTAAAGGTTCAAGAGGTAGTGAATGAATATATATATGGTTAGTGAGAGTCCGAGTGCTTCAGCTCATTGTGTACCTGATGATGTTTGGAAACGTAGATTGTTTGATGCAGTGGAATTGGTGAGTGAAGGTGCTGCTAAGTGGGAAGGCGAAGAGGCTGTGTTTATTTGTCACGACCCAAAGCATTCATGGGTTAAGTGGGTAAAGAAGTCGAAGGGTAATTGGCTTTGGACAGTCAAGTATCTGGCTAGTCTTGTGACCGAGGTTGAGAAGCGTGGGTACATTGTGAGCGGTGAGATCGGTAGCTTTGCAGACTACATTGATTCAGAGTATGGCATCACTCCGCAGATAAGAACCATCCCCCCAAGGTGCGTGCCGAAAAAGTTCAAGGACTGTGAGCCATCAATACCCAATGTGATTAAGGCTTACAAAGATTACGTTAGATCGGAATTTAAATTGCACAAGATGGGTGATCGACATCCGACTTGGCTAGATGAAGAGGAGGTGTGTCATGATTGATTTCTAATATAATAGCGCAGCATTACAATTGATATTTGTAATTATGCAAAACAAATGTATACTGGAAGGGTTGTTACTAATTAGTAACACATTTATACTCACCGAGATTAATTTAAAGGAGAGAATATAATGAGCACGAATGAGGAACTTTCTGATGAGATAACATCGCTTAGGAATGAGATGTTGGAGCAAATGGAAGAGCTAAAAAGCGTTATAAGATTTGCCATGGGAGGGGCAAGTAGTGTAACGCCACGCCATCAAATCTCAACAGCCAACGATGGTTTTGTGTTGAAGATGATGACGAGCAAGCAGCATGCTGCTATGCAAATGTGGCTGTTCAAAGGCATGAAAATGGCAGAGATGGCGAGGCGAATGAACTGCTCTCGTAACACTGCTAGGCTGCACTTGAAAGGTCTGTGGACAAAGATGAAGACTGATGACAAGGAACAGATTGCAGAACGTCTGATGCCAATTCTTGAGTCAGTTTCTGACGAAGAGTATATAGAGTGGAGCGGTGGTTTGCCTAAGAATTGGGCGACTACTTTTGAAGAGGGTGGGATAGACCCTTACTTGAACTTATATGTGAAGAGTAAGGAAGATACCTATGAAAGAATTAAGACTGAGGTTGGAAAGAAGTAGAGGTTTTTACTGCGCCAGAGGATACGATTCATTCGATAAGCCAGTGCGACTTAGCTTAGGAGTTGCGGTCACTGAGGATGAGTCCGTAGCTAATAAGGCGTTAGGTAAATTGGAAGCAGCCATCATGAACAATGGTGGTCACGCTTTGGTTAAGGGTTCTGAGTTGACAGTGGATGTTCTTCTGGAGCTTTATTACGAGAGAGGCGTTGCCAAGGAGAGCCTCAATAAGGTTAAGCACGTTGGCGATTACTGGGGACGAATAAAAGTTTCCAGTGTTGACGAGGCTTCTATCTTGGAGTGGGAACGATCAATGATTGCCAGAGGTTTATCTCCAGCAACGATTAAGCGATACAACAATGTGTTCAAAGCGGTTATTAATTATGGGTGCAAAAGTAAGAAATTACCACCCATCCGAATGCCCTCACTAGGGCAAGATAGTCCAGCTAGAAAGTTGTTTATCTACAATGAAGATCGAGACAAAATCATTAGCTTTATGGATGATTGGTGTCGAAGATATTTCACTGTGTTGGCTTGGTCAGGGGCCAGACCGAAGGAGTTAATCGGACTGCTATGGAAGGACGTTGATCGAAGAGGTAAGAAATTTACCATTCAATCGTACAAGGGAAAGGATGGTATGGCGAAGGCCAGAACGATACCTTTCTCGGCTGCAATTAAGGCAGTGTTCGATGAGCTATCCAAGCTAAGTTCTTGCCTGCGAGACGAGTATGTCTTCAAGCGAGATAGCGAAACATGTTGGGCAGATTACGAGGATTCAACGAAGGCAGTTGCTTATCGATTGAAGGCTGCAACCTTGGCTGCTGGATATGAGTTCGGAGTTGAAGCTGGTATTTCCTTGTATGCTTTTCGTCATACGTTTGGAACTAATGCTGGTAACAATGGCAGTACAAACCCCATGATGTTGAGCTTGTATATGGGGCATAAGAAAGTGCAAACCACTGTTGATAATTACTTTCATGGTGGTGTGAAGGATGCTGAAATGCTGGTCAAAGGGTTGGAGTAATGGTATCCCGTAGAGGATTTGAACCCCTGTTTCTACCATGAAAAGGCAGTATCCTAGGCCGCTAGATGAACGGGATTTAATGTCATCATCTGGAACATTGCATGGAACAGTGGAGCGGGAAAGGAGACTCGAACTCCCGACCCCGACCTTGGCAAGGTCGTGCTCTACCAACTGAGCTATTCCCGCTTCGGAGGTGTCGAACTGTTTATAGTCAACGGAGACGCATGTTATAGAGATTTGGAACAGTTGTAAACTGTTATCTATCCCCAAATTTCCATAGCTAGAATGTAATTAAGACAGTCCAAATAGCAAGCGTTGTTATGGTTTTTATGATGGTTTTTATGATGGTACGAAAGTAATCGATGGAACTATCATTGGAACAATAAACAATGTATAACAATTAACAGGATGTGCAATTAAGCACAGGAGATAAAAATATGTTAGGTAATGTTAGCGACAAAAAAGCGCAACCTTTCTCAACCAGTCTTGGAGTTGGTAAAGATAATGGTGGTCACGACCCACCCAAAAAAGTCATGCTGTCTGAGCGCATCCACTTAATGAGGAAGAGAAGAATCGGTGCGAAATGGGTATACGGTGCTCCGTGGTACATACTATTCACTGATGTAGAGCGTATGCTCAACTCGCCAAAATACCGATGGCAGACTGTTAACCTTTGGAAATTTGAGAAGCAATTAGTATCGATGGGTAAGAGCTTAGAGGATGAGGCTAACGGCCCAAATTAAAACACACGTTTAAGTTACGCAGTAAAAAAATGAGGAGTAAATAATAACTAAAGTAACAAGGATATTAACGTGACTGAATATATAGAAGTAAATCCAGTGGCAGTGGAAACATTAAACACAAAGACGCTGGAAATAATTAAGGCTGCTGAAGAGATTGTGATGATACCCCACGAGGATGAAAGGGTGATTTGTTGGGCTACATTCTTAGATGAGCTAGGGATAAAAGCCGAGCTATTGGTTTAGTTTTTGGGAGTTAAAATTAGGGAGCTTAGGCTCCCCTTTTTTTGCCTGCTATTTGTAGCCGTTCTCACGCAACCAAGCGTTGTAATATTTTAGGAATGGCCCAAGTCTTAGGACGCAATATGCGTCTGTTGTTTTCATGTTGTTCATTCTGTTTATTACGATGGGAGTCTCTGGAGATTTGGTATCCTTCGCATTCCTCTCGGCTTGCCTCATCGCTTCTTTAAAGTTGCACTTCTCCACTCGCTTGGCTTCCACGAATAGGTCAGGTGTTCCTACCAGATCGGCTCCACCAGATGTCATTACGTTACCACCGCCAGATAGTGGTGCTCTGAATGCTGACTGGGTAATTGGGTAGCACTCTTGGTTTAGGTGGGCCGCAAGTTCACGTTCAAAATTGTCGCCCTTGGTTTTCATTCCGCGCATGGATGGCATCGATTGTTTCCTGAGTGAGTGTGGGTGGAGTTGGGGGTGTAAAGATGATGGGCAGTGGATCATTTGCTTCTGGGAGTTCTGAGGGTGTCGGACTGTTGATGTCGATTGCGTATCGAATGGCTGAGTCTTTTGCCTCTTGGAGTTTGGTGATTGTTCCCTGCTTAAATGTGTTCGGGTAGTGGAGATCACCGATGGTGAAAACCCGTCTGGATTTTGGGAGAGGACACGGGTTGCAGAATCCTGCCCAACCTATCTTGTCTTGCCCTCGACTCCAGCCTACGTTGCAGTATGAGTGTGATGGATGTGCGGGTTGGAGTTCAATCATTCGCCACTTACGATTGCGTACAATAACTTTAGCTGTCTCCTCGTCACCGATGAATACGCCAGAGTGAGAAGAGTACCAATTCTTTTTTATGATTGGGTTGTCGTTGGGGATTGAGACCCACTCGGTTCGCACAATGGTTGGGGAGTTATGGTGTTGCCACTCTTTTATGACTGAGCAGATATGGAATGGTGACAAAAGATACATGTCACTATACAGCCATGACTGCGTGGCATACATTACAAGTGGCCTCTCTTCCGTCTTAGCTTACCTATTGCATCGCGTAGTGCTGCATATTCTGGAAGGTCTTCCGTGATAATCTGATTGATTCTACGCTTGGAGCAATTCAATTTCTCTGAGATTTCTAAGGCGGTGAGACCTCTGATGAGCAGTCGCTTGATGTCTTGGTTGTCGATTGATCGTGTGCGTTGTCGAGCTGATGTGAGTCCAAGGTCTTGTGCCTTAAGTAGGAGAGCCTTTGGAGTACGCTTAAGTTCTCCTGCAATTTCTTTGTAGTCAAGGTGTCCCCACTTTTCTGTGATGATGCGAACATCTTTGGTTGTCCAAAATCCTTGGGGGGATAATCCATTGGCTTCGCTCATGCTTTAGGTTCTCTTGCGTAGATAGTTCCATCGCAGTACACGGATGAAGCCTCGGCTCTCAGAACAGGCATGTCAGTGCCGTTCAATATGAACAGGTCATCTAAGTATGGATCATAACTTACACGCTTAAACACGCTAGGAGAGTCCTCTGTTACGTCACGCACAAGTTGCACTTCTTCTTCGGTGATGTGAAGAACATCGTCAGTGAGTTCTCGACCTTTGATTGAGGAGAAGTCTGTGACGTATTCGAGGTTGCCGCTAATCCATGCGTGTACATTTTTGTGCTTGGTTTCGCGCACGCGAAACTGCCCTGATGTCTGAACAACAAATTGGCAATCCGTTAACTCCGCGTGGAGAGCATGACCTAAAACTAATCCACTCGCGGAGCACCTTATGGAGAGGATGCTTGGTTTCTTTTTGACATTGCGGTACACATTAACTCTCATTTGGAGACATCCTTAATGACTTCAGGCTTTGGCTGGGAGGCTGGGTTCATAGCCGACCCTCCGATGCTGCCTCTGCTGCCAATGCGAAATAGGCTGCTCCATCTTCGTAGTTGTCGAGCTTGAAATTGCCTTGCTGAGATCGAACCATCTTGAGGATGGACATGAACATCCAGCCCTGCTCCTCAGTCATCTCGATACCTGTCAATGAGGTGAAGGTGTCAACCGTGCGAGCCATACTCCGCTCTCCTTGTGGAGAGTCGTAAGTAGATGCGCGATCTGTTAGATGTTCAGCGGCATTTGTGAGGCATTCATGGGCAAGAATCTTCTCATTGTCAGGCCCAGTGGGAGAATCATTCTTAAGCACGGAGGAGTAGGCTGATTCGTTCATCAAATCTTCAATCGCTCTGCTCTGGTTATCTATAGTCATGATGGTTTTCCTGTCACTATTTCTGTCAATTAATAGTAACAGTTAATGAACGTAATGTAACCATATAAACGATTCAATCAGTGTAAGCATTGGTCTAGTGTAGTGATGAGTCATTCGCGCAGCCCAGCGCAGCGAAATGACAGCCAGTAATAGAAGTGTGCCTTTCAGTATGTGCCTTTCCCGAATACGTGGATGGCGTACAAAGAGAGCCAGATGGGTAGAGCTATGTATCTTCGTACTCTCTTCCCCAGCAAGGGTTACAGATGTATTGGTTCTTAGGTCTGTGCTTGGTACATTTGCAGCGTATGCAGGGTCTCTGCCACATTTGTAGGGGGTTCTCATTGATGGCAACGTACTTAGCTCCCTCGAATGTTTGGAGTCCCTCACGGTGGAGGAGACGCTTGAGGGTGTC